AGGGTTTACGGACTTGGTGAGGTTGGAAGTTTAGAGGGTGCTTGTATTCCAGACTGGAAAGAAATAGATACAATACCTAACGATGCAAGGTTATTAGGTTATGGTATGGACTTTGGATATAGTGTAGATCCAACAACATTAATAGCATTGTATAAATGGAATGAAGCCTATATATATGATGAGGTACTTTATAAAAAGGGAATGCTTAACAGGGATATAAGCAGATTCTTGGAAGCATCAGACATAAGGGAAAGCATCACGGCAGATTCAGCTGAACCAAAATCAATAGCCGAACTACAAGGATATGGACATAACATCCACGGAGTAAGTAAAGGAAGAGATTCAGTTGTATATGGTATTAACTTAATGAATCAAAACGAAATATATGTTTCTAGCCGTTCTAAGAACCTGAAAAAAGAATTGGGAGGCTATATATGGTCTACCGATAAAGAAGGTAACAAGACACAAAAGCCTACTGGACTGCATCCCGATTGTATTGATGCTGCACGGTACATTCTAACCGATACATTGGAGAACCCAAACAAGGGGCAGTATTTTATTTACTAAAAGTTTTTTGTTAATAGTTTTGTTAATTCAAAAAAAGGTTTTATATTAGCACTATAATTAAAAACAAACAATATGAAAACATTAGAACTTTTAATAACAGAATTTGAGTACAAGAACGAAGAAGGAGTATTTACTATGTTTACTTTAGATGACGAGATACTAGCTATAGAACACGAAGGTTACGATGTTACATTAATGAACCCAAGCGATGATGAAATGACTTTGGTATCCGAGAAGAAAATACAAAGTACAGATGTAGAGATTGATATCCATAATCACTTTGTAAATGTTTAACTTAAAAATAAATGATATGAAAGATTTAAAAGAAAGTTACGAATACGAATTAGTAAAAAGATTAACAGCAGAAGAAAATAGAAGCCTTGTAAGGAGTACAATAAAGAGAGGTTTAATATTAACAGGCGTTTGCATTATAAGTATGCACGTTTTCTTAAATGCGTTCCTATGGCTACTAAAGTACTAAAGGACTGGGAAGTTAAAACAGAATGCTGGGCAAATGATGTATATGTAATACAAACACCAATATCAAACAAGTGGAAGAAAGGCGGTCAGCCTGTAAGATTAACAATAGACTTCCAAAAGACATATAGCAAAGGAAAGGAAATATTCGAGCAGAACAGCAAAGAATTAGAAGACAAAATTGATGAGGTGTATAGATACATTTACGAAAACAATTTAAAATAAGGATTGGCACATCCTTAAAATAGGTGCTAACATTTTTTCATAGTTTTTAGATTAGTTAGTAAAGGGGTTGCAGAGATGTAACCCTTTTTCTATTTATACAAAACAAGCTAAATATTATTGTATATATATATGAAAGTTGAAATACAAATACCGAGTAGCTTATCTGAAATAACATTAGAGCAATACCAGAAGTTTGCTAAGTTAAATACAGAGGAAAACCAAGACAGTAGTTTTTTAATGCACAAGACTGTTGAGGTGTTCTGCAATCTTAATTTAAAGGATATTGCCAAAGTTAAATATATCTACGTTCAGGAAATACTAAACGATATAAACAAACTATTTGAATCCAAACAAGACCTAATACCTACCTTTAAAATGAAGGGTGTTGAATACGGTTTTGTTCCTGTCTTAGATGATATGACTTTAGGGGAATATATAGACCTTGATGAGAACTTTACGGATTGGGATATGATGCACAAAGCTATGGCGGTTCTTTACAGACCTATCTCATTACAAAAGGGAGACAGATACCAAATAGAAGAATACGAAGGATTAGAGAAAGCTGACCTAATGAAGCAAATGCCTTTGAGTGTTGTTATGGGTTGTATGTTTTTTTTTTACAATTTAAACAACGAACTACTGAAAACTACCCTGAACTATTTGAAACAGGAAATACCGAGGGAACTGACTACGGAGCAGCTACAAACTTTGGCAAAAAATGGGGGTGGTATCAATCACTCTACGGACTCTCTAAAGGAGATGTTAGACGATTTGAATATATCACTAAATTAAACTTTCACGAATGCTTTATGTTTTTAGCATTTGAAAAAGAAAAAAACCAACTAGAAGCAAAACTAATTAAGAACAGATGACAGGATTTTACAACGTAACGAAAAAATTAAAGGATGCACTTAATGCAGAGCCTTTTGTAAATACCGTTTCCTATGGTAGCCTAGATGACGTTGATTTGAATAAACAAACCATCTTTCCGTTATCGCACATAATCGTAAACAACTGCAATGTAGAATCTAATACAATGACATTTAATATCAGTATATTAGCGATGGATATTGTAGACGAAAGTAAAGACGAGGTTACAGATATATTTGTAGGCAATGATAACGAACAGGATGTGTTAAACACCCAGTTAGAAGTTATTAATAGGGTTGTTTCAATATTACAAAGAGGGGATTTATATACTGACCTATTCCAAGTTAATGGAGCGGTAGGATGTGAACCGTTTGTAGATAGATTTGAAAACAAGTTAGCTGGATGGGCAGCAACATTTGACGTATTAGTTAAAAACGATATGACCGTATGTTAACCAATACAAAAGAATCTTTAGAGAAGTTTAGAAAGTTTGTTGCACAACAATCACGAAGCAGATTAACTAAGGGTAAAAAGAACGTTTCTAAAGGACTTTATAAGAAGTTGGATGGTGTTTTAAAGGTAAGCCCTAATTCGTTTGAATTAAGTTGGGATTTAGGATATGGTAATTTTCAGGATAAAGGAGTAAGCGGAACTGAAAAGAAATACAATACACCTTATAGTTATAAAAGCAAAATGCCCCCTGTTAAACCATTAGCAGATTGGGCAAAAGCAAAAGGTCTTAAATTAAGAGACTCAAAAGGCAAGTTTAAAAAGGGTGGTTATATGACATTGGGTTTTTTAATAGCTAGAAGCATACAAAAAAAGGGTTTAAAGCCAAGCCTATTCTTTACTAAACCATTTGAACAAGGGTTTAAGAAGCTACCAGATGAACTACTAGAAGCATACGGTTTAGACGTAGAAGAGTTTTTACAATTTACATTAAACAAAAAATAATGAGTACAAAAATAAACATTAGAAGCCCATACTTTTTAGAGTTTACAGAACCAACCCAAACATTAGGTATTTTTACCTGTACAACTGCTGGGCTTACAAACTTTTCAATAGACAGTAGCGGTGTAATAAATAACCCTAATATTAGAAAGGGAGCGATATTAGACCAAACGGCTTATAGTTTTCCTGCAAACGAGGGAACTACATCAATACCTAGAAGCGTAACATATACGATAACTATCCCTTTAGGGTATACAAATACAAATGATTCAACTATTGAGTGTATACAAACATTTGACCAGCCTGTACTAGAGCCTGCCCAAGACCCTTCGCAAAATCCATTATGCCCAACATATACAGGGGTTGCAGTTCCAGATATACTAAACGCTACACCATCATCAATACAAACCTTTAATGCTTCTGCGTTTTTTGTTGCAGGAACGGACGGTATTAGCACTATTGATGTATATAGACAAAGCGGAAGCGTTTCGGTTATTGCAACCACATCGGGAACCCATCCTAATATAATTTGTTCGGTACAATCCGACACGTCTTGTGTTTCTGCTGAGTTTTTCTTGACAGCCAGAGGCGTCAATACCACTTGTAAAACAACTCCTGCCCCATTTTCTTTTACAACTTCGGGATGTGCAGCGTTTGATTGCAACGAAGCAGATATAAACGAAACAACTGGAAATATAGAACAAAATGGAACGGTACATAAATCTACTTGGGGTCTTGGTGGACTTGGATTAAACAAATTGCTTTACGGTGCAACAGATATTACTACAAGTTTAAACGTAGGCGCAAACAATACTGGTTCAGACAGAAGTATTGTATTGACATATAGATTTAACATACCTTTAGGATATACTAATTCAGGTACTTTTGATTGTAATGTAACCTACATACAACCTGCATCAGCTACATTACCAACATTTGAATGTGGGGATGCACAAATTACTGGTACATTTGTTTCAGATAAAGGTAATATTGCAGCACCTACCTTAACACTTGGTACACTTATTAGTTGGACTCCGCAATCATTCCCAACGGTAAGCATAGACACGCCAAGAACTATAACACTAACAATAGAACCCCCTCCAACTGGATTTAGTAATTCAGGAGGTGCAAATATATTTTGCGATGTTAATGTAGTACAACCTGCATTGGCTGCGGATTGTGGTACAACAACCGTATTTCTAAGTCAAGGTTATTCAGCGATAGAAGATGTATGTTTTGACCAACAGGCAGGTAGATTTTGGCAAACATCAAACCAAGTTTCGACGAATGCAACTTCTGCTTCCGTTGCCAGATACCAATACGGTAACAGAATGTGCTACGGTACAACCCCAATTTTTGGAGGTAATAAATGGTACATCATAACAGAAACACAAACGACTGGGGATGCTTTATATAACTTTTACGCAATAAAAATCGACAACTACGGAATAGTACAAGATTCTTTGATTTGGAACTGCGGTTCTGTTTCTGGTGGTGGAGGTGGTAATATTTAAAATAAAAAAATGGCTTTAGAAAAAGTAGACTTAAAATTATATGTATATTCTGGAACTTCGGGAAACTTTTCAAATGGAGATTTAAAGTATGAGATAAGTAAAGATAGAATATCAACACGAAATAACATTGTGCTAGAGATTGGGCAGCTTGTGAATGATTACCTTGTTACGTCTTTTGATAATGACTATATAAGCAACACAGTATGGGTTTCTGCGGTTGTAGATTATTACGACTCAACAACGCAGGCAATATACGAATCAAACGGAACGCAAACTTTTACTTATTTGGCTTTTGATGGATATGGAGATTTTGAAGAAGAAATAAACCCTTCACTAAGTACCGACCTTTTACAGACTAGTCTCAATATGTATTTGCCAGAAGGAACAATAGGTAAACTTCCAATATTTGCAGAAGGTGTTGGTAAGGTTATAATAGATTCAGTAACAACCGAAATAACAGATAGCGGAAACTCTAATCAAAAGATTCAGTATCTAACAATTCCAGCGGATTCTAGTTCTGTACAGATATATGCAACCGATGATAGTACACTTTTAAAAACTGTAACGGTTAATAATGTATGCGAACCGAAATTCACACCACATAAAGTAACGTTTGTAAACAAGTTGGGAGCATATCAAGATATATACTTCTTTAAAAAGACAACTGAAAGTTTTAACGTTCAAGATGAGACGTACAAAAGAAACACAATAGACACAAATACCCTTACCTACGGAACGAACGAAGGGCAAAAACAAAGATATAATGTAAACGGTTCTACCAAAATTACTTTAAATACTGGCTATGTAAAGGAAAATTTCAATAGTGCTTTAGAAGAACTGTTCCTGTCTGAAAACGCTTGGATAAGATGGGAAGGTAAAACCCTCCCTGTTATTATTTCCAGTAAAGATATGACCCTTAAAAACGTTTTAAACGATAAGCTGATTGATTATACAGTAGGCTTTGAGTTTGCATTTAACAAGATAAACAATGTGCGTTAATGATACAATTACAACTATATATAGAGGGCAAACAGGTAGAGCTACACGACAACGAAAGCGTAGTACTGAAACAAAGTATTAAGGATGTTCAAGACTTAGAAAAGGTCTTCACCGATTATACTAGGACTTTTAACGTTCCTGCTTCTAAGGTCAATAACAAAATATTTAAACACTTTTATAATTTTAATATAAAGGGGTTTGATGCCAGAAGTAAAAAGCCTTCTACATTAGAGTTAAATCACTCACCCTTTAAAAATGGTAATATAAAACTGGAAGGGGTTCAAATGAAAGATAATAAGCCTGTAAATTATAGGGTGACTTTCTTTGGAAATATGACATCCTTAAAGGATATATTTAAAGATGATGATTTGAGTTCTTTAGAAACGCTCGCAAATGTAGCTTTTTCGTATACACCTGCCGAAGTATCTACATTATTACAACAAGGAAAGGATATATTTATAGGTACAGAAACGGTTTCAAGGGGTTTAGTTGCTCCATTGATAACGCATACCGATAGACTTTATTACGATTCTTCTCAGGACACAGAAGGTACGTTTAATTTAGCAGTAGGGAACGAATCAAAAGGTTTGCTATACAATCAACTAAAGCCTGCAATAAGTATTTACGCTTTAATAAGAGCCATTGAGGGTAAATATCATATCCAATTTAGCGATGATTTTATAAATAATAGCAACGATAAACTTACCAAGCTATATATTTGGTTACATAGAAAAAAAGGAAGTCTTTTATCGGAGGATTATATTAGTAAAAAAGCAGCAACAAACTGGGGTAATATTGTATCTGGAATAAATGGCGGTCAATTTAGCTATTACGGTTTTATTAATCAAACGGTTGATAGTGGCATAAATAGGTTTATTCAAATTTCAGTTTCTACCTCTTCTTCGGTTGATTACGAGGTAGTTGTTCAGGATGGTAACGAGGTGGTACATACATCCGAACACACAGGAAGTTCTACGCCTATATCATTTAATGATAATTACGAACTTTTTTCACAGCCCTTTGGAACTTCTAATCAATTAAAGGTTTATATAATAACATCAGATGCAGCTATTTTTGATATTGATTTTATTGTTAGGGATGTGGCAAGTAACAGAAGCGGAACATCTTCTGCGAGCGCACAAATTACAACAGACAATCTTTATTGGTTTTCCTTACTTAATGAGATGCCTGAAATTAAAGTAATGGACTTTTTAACTGGTGTTTTTAAAATGTTTAACTTAACGTCTTTTTATGAGGGGGATGTTATTAGAGTTTTACCGTTAGATGACTTTTACGCTAGTAGTACAAATACATTTGATATAACAAAATACCTAGCCAAAGGAACATCCGAAGTCAATTCTGTTTTGCCATTTAGTTTAATAAACTTTAAATATCAAGAGCCTAAAACATTACTAGCCTATAACCATAAGTTTAATTTTGAAAATACTTGGGGTTCTTTAGCTTATGACAATTCGGGAATATCGGAAGGCAGTACATATACGGTACAGCTTCCGTTTGAAAATCTAAAGTTTGAAAGGATTAAAAATAGCGGACAGGTAAACACTTCTATACAATGGGGTTACTCGGTAGATAAAAAATTTGACCCATATATAGGAAAGCCTTTTATATTTTATGCAAATAAGATACAAAACGGAAACCCAATATCGTTTTTAGAAACGGCAGGCGGTTCGGTTACATCAATACCACAGTATTACGTTCCATCAAATTCAGTAAATGTTGAACAGGATTCCGAAACAATAAATTTTGGTTCTGAAAAAAGCGAATGGACTGCAACCAATTTCGATAAATCCCTATACAAAACACATTACGATACATATATTAAAGGTGCTTTTAGCGAGTCAAGAAGGATAAGCAAATTCAAAGCATACGTGCCAATATCTGTAATTTCTAAGCTAGGTCTTGAGGATAAAATAATAGTGTTTGATAATCTATATAAAATAAATTCAATAACAACCAACTTTCAAAACGGACTATCTTCTTTTGAATTAATAAACGAAACCCTAGAATTTACAGCTACTGCAAATGATAACATTTCAGACGAAGCTCAAACGATTGACAATTCTACGGTAACAGCAGACACTACTTTAGTAACATCGGATAACGGTATAAGAACTATATAAATATGATAGAAAATATTTTACAAATGCTAGAGATAGCAAAGAGGGAAAAGCAAATAGGAGAATTAACTCATATTGCGTTAGGAAAAAACAAACTACCCGAAACATTCAAAGAAGGATATAAAATTTTAAAATTAGAATTATGCCAATTGTAAAAACTGTTGAAATAGAAGTAAACGCAGGCAAAGCGGAAAAGGACTTAAAAGGTTTAGACAAGGGTTTGCAAAAAGTAGATAAAAGCGTTGAAGATATTGGGGACACTTCAAAAGAAACCAAAAAAGAAATGGGAGCTTTTGGTACTGCAATTGATAAGGTTACAGGCGGTGGTGTTACTGGTTTTAAAAATATGGTTAAAGCTGTTAGAACAGGAAATGTAAGTTTAAAGGCTATGAAGGTCGCACTTATTGCAACTGGGATAGGTGCGTTTGTTGTGGCAATCGGTTCTTTAGCCGCTAACTTTGGTAATAGTGAAGAAGGTGCTAACAAGCTAAATAAGATGCTTTCTCAAATCGGAGTAGTTGCTGGGAATGTAACCGATATACTTTACAGTTTAAGTCAAAGTGTTTTTTCTCTTTTAACTGGCAATCTTGATGATGCTGCAAAATCATTTGAAGAAGCTACCAATAGAATGAAGAACTTTGGAGAAGAAACCAAAAAAGAAATAGCTTTACAAGGGGAGTTGGCAGACAAACAAGCGGAACTTACTAAAATTGAAAGACAACTAACCGTAGATAGAGCAGAGGCAAATAGAAAAAGAGCAGACTTACTAGAAAAAGCAGCGAATAGAGAAAAATTCACAGCAACTCAAAGAATAGAATT